TCACCGGCAGGGAAGGCATCGATCAGATGACCAACCTGCTGAGCTACGCGCCTAAGCTGCGCGGCGTACTGGATCTCCGCTTTCCGGCTTCGTACGTTCCCCCGGTTCTTGCGTCGATCCGCCGTCCGGAGCCGCTTCAGTGGGGTCCGGAAGAGCATCTTCAGCCTCGTTGATCAGGTCGTCGGTGACGTTGGTCCAGATGCCAGTGACCTCGCTGGACTGCTTCAGCTCCTGCAGGGCGGTCTTCTGGCTGATCAGTCCGGCATCGTAGGCGTCCAGTACAGCGGCGGTGGTCTTCTGGTTGATGTCAGCCTTGTCGCCATCAGACATCTGCTCGAGCGAGTTGAACTCGAACGTGAAGTCGTCCGGCGGCGCCATGCCAAGCTCCGACCGACACACCACGTCCAGCAGCTTTGTCACGCCCGGACGAAGCCGGCGTTCCTGCTGCTGGGCAATATTCTCGTGGTACTGCTTCATCTCGCCGTCGCCGGTCGAGTTGAGGCCGGCCGGTGACTGCCCGAACAGGCGAACAAGCGGAATCTGAAGCGCACCGGAGAGCTGCTGGCCGAATTGCAACATCATGTCGGACAAGCCCGAGAACGCGTATTGATGCGCCTCGAACTTGTCCTTCGCATCAATGATCGTCATTCCCTCGTTGCTCTGAAAGCGACGGATCATGTCGATGTTCTTGCCAAGCGCCTCCATCGGAGGGCCGCCCTGGGCAATGATTTCGCGTAGGCCTTCCACGCTGATCGTGCGCAGATGGGCCTTGTAGACCAGCTGGGCAGCGCCCTGCGTCGTGCTGTCGAACGCCACCAGGCGATCAAACAGGCGCTCAATGACCGACTGTCCCCACAGGTTTTCGGCGATCTTCTGCCAGTACGGCAAGTCCACACCGTCCATACGGATGACGCGGCTGTAGTGGATCCGCTGGCGTGTCAGCGCCATGGCGTCAGCCACCACGTCATAGAACTTTGGCAGTCCGAAGTCCGGACCGTATTCCTGCACCAGCAGGTGCAGCGTCGGCTGCACCAACCAGCGGTCCAGCACCAGGATGCCCTTGAACTGGCCCTGGCCGATCGAATCCAGGTTGAGCGGCGTGTCCAGCTTCTGGCCGTCGATCAGCAGCACACCGATGGAGCCACCGTAGAGGCGGGCCCATTTGGTGTTGTCGCACAGCGCGTCCCACAGCCTGAGCCGTTCAAACGCGGACATGATCTGCGTCTGTTGTTCCGGCTTGAGCGACGAGTTCAGGTCGATGCCTGCCCGCGTCATGTCCTCGGCGACGACGTCCACCGCCTGGCCGACAACCCAGCTCGAGCGATACATCGCCTCCATCTGCACGCGGTTGCGGCTGATGTAGTCGAACTGGTAGCTGGACGCCGCCGACTGGTTGTTCGTGCCGATGCCGACCCGCGCTTCGAAGTTGGCGAAGCTATCGCCCACCATGAAGCGCTTGCCGGACCCGGCTTGCGCCTGCGCCTGAACCTGCGCGGCTTGCTGTCGGCGCTGCCGGTTCTTGCTCATGAGGCCAGTTTTGTCCAGATGTTGAGTACCCGGCCCGAGCCGAGAAGATCACTGATCGCATCCACCATCGGATCGATCTGGTCGTCATGTGCGTGCGTGTCGTCCGCCGTGAAGGCATCGCACTCCTGGGTGAAATCACTAACCCATGGCGCCGACTCCGGGATGTGCACATAGCCCGAATCGATGTAGCTCACTACGTCCATCACGCGTGTCAGCTTGTCCCGATCGCGCTCGATGCCTTCGATCGGTATGGCGCCGTCGGCGCGGATGTCCTGAATCAGGCCGGTGCCGCTGGCCTTGTCCTCCACCCTCATCTTCACCAGGGCCGAGCCATGAGGCGCGCCCCAGGCGAGATGCTTGTTCCAGAAGTCGATGGCCTGCCGTTTCAGCTGCGGCGCTTCCCACTTGCCGCGGATCTGATCAAGCAGGTAGATGCCACCAAACTTTCCAAGACCCCAGCACTGGAAGACGCTGTAGTCGTTTCGTTCCTTGGTCTTCTGCGCTGTGTCTGCGTAGATGATCCGCTTCACCAGCTCCGGCACCACCTGGTAGCGGCCAAATCTGGCGCTCTGGATGATGCCGCCGCCCAGCGGGCTGGGGCGCTGCATGTACTGTCCACTGAATACGTACCGATCGGCACGCTCTAGAGCGAGCATGTCGTCCAGCGGTTCTTTATATGGCCAGTAGCTGAAACGCCCGTCCTCGTCGCGCGGCGAATCATCCACCTCGTCGCGCAGCTTCTCAGGCAGCGCTGCAACGTAGGCGTCAGTGATCAGAGCGGGTATTTCAACGAAGCGCCATTCGCCGGGAAGCTTCCCCGACTTGATGAAGCCGGTGGGATCTTCCTCGGCAAGGCGCTGCATGATCACCACAATCGGCGTGTCCGGGTTGGCCTTTCGGCTCTTAACCGTCGACAGCAGCTTGCGGTTCGCCTTGTCCCTATTGGTCTTGCTGTAAGCGTCTTCGACCTTCAACGGGTCGTCGATGATGATGGCGCCCTGGAACCCATCAGCCATGTGGCCGGCGCGGAAGCCAGTGATCTGGCCGCCCAGCGAAACGGCATACACGCCGCCGGCCTTCTTGCCATCCACCACCACGTTCCAGCGCTTCTTACTCTTCGCGTCGTCCGCGATCGCCAGCGGCCAAAGCTGCTGGTACTCGTCCGACTGAACGATCTCCTTGGCTGTCTCCGAGTTCAGGAGAGCTAGATCGTCCGAATAACTGATGTGCAGGAAGCGCGCCCGGTGGTTCAGCGCTAAGCCCCGCGCAATCAGATTGATCGCCACCAATTCCGTCTTCGACGAGCCGGGCGGAACGTTCACCACGTAGTTGACGCCCGGCTCAGTGAGCACGGACTCAATCACACTGCAGATCAACTTGTGGTGCCAGTTGACCCTGAACTTGATGCTCTGGCGGTGCTTGAAGAAGTACCTCGTGAAGAACAGGTGGTCTTTCTCGCACTTGGCCTTGATGACCGCCTGTTCGAGCGTCAGCTCAGTACTCTGACTCGACCTTTGCGACTGCGGCAGCGACTTGCTTTTCATCCACCACCGTCACTCGCTGCTCGACTGGATTCTCCGGGTCACCCTTCAACTCGACCGACGAAAGCTTCGGATGCACATAGGGGGCAGCAGCCTTTGCCGCGTCTAGCCGCATGGCCTCCGGCGTCGCTTTGCTGCGCATCACGCCCAGCAGGTAATCGAGGGGTGTCTGACCAGAAGCCTTGATCTCAGCTTCTCTGACAGTACTTGCCCTGTTCGGGGTTCCCTTCTTGCGACCCCCTGTCTTCGGTTTTCCTAGCGGGCGAGCCATATCTAATTCGTATCTACTTTAGAAACTATGCAACGTGCTTCCAGCATCGACCAGTCTTTACGTGCTGAATCGCCGACTTACTCACGCCTAGGTCGGCTGCAATATGACTGTATGGCCTGTGGTCTCCACGAATTGAACGAATCTGATCCTCCGTGAAAACGTGACGCCTTACTTGCTCGCCTCTCAGCCCATTGCTTTTGGCACGGCCCTTCTGCGACTTGTCGCGGTTGTTGTCAGCCATGGTTCCGAGACTGAGGCAACCAGGATTGATGCATGATGGATCGTCGCAGGCGTGCATGACCACTAAGTGGTCCGGGCAATCACCATTGGCGAGTAGATACGACAGGCGATGAGCAAGCCATGTTTTCCCATGCCACGCGACACGGCCGTATCCGTGCGGTAAGCGGCATCCGACAAAATGAAGACACGGTTTTCCTGGCACTAGCGCAATCCGGTGCCCAAAAACGGTTTGCCATTCACTCACGGCTTTTGATCTGCCTTGTTACCAATCAGTCGAATTTTTTCCAACTGCTGGTTACAGACGATCAAAGCGTCCTTACGAGCCCGAGCCACCCTTACCGCCTCGGACACCGTGCGCGACTGCGGCTGCTCGATCGGGCATGCCGTGGTCAGCTCTGCGGGTACGGACACGTACTGCGTCACCGTCTGGGTCACGACCTTGGGAGTCACTGGCATTACCGATTGCTTGGCCTGCATGCATCCGGCACACAGCAACAGGAACGCCCCGCCGATGATCTGCGTCTTCACGAACCAGACTAGTAATCGGACAAAGCTGGACACAGCTCCTCCTTCAGCGTGCCTGCGCAAGCTGCGGTGTTCGATGCCTGCTTGAACTTGGTCTGCCAGGCGGTGGCGTCGGACTGGGCGGTTGCCTTGTCCTTGTTCAACTGCTCGATGGCGGCCTCGGCCTGACCCTTCTGGATCGCAGCCTTCTGTGCCTCAAGCGCGCTGTTGGCGTTGACCTGGGCA